TCATGATGATTATGAATCCTCAAGATATGGGGAATACATGAAGGACTATTTAGTATTTGGAATAAGCAAAGGTGGGTTATTTGTAGATGAGTAATCAACAGAATGAAGAAGTACTAGAAAGTATTAAAGATGAATTAGAAGGTATGTCTATGGCTGACTTTTCTAATCTAGTAGAAAAATATGACTTAGGTATAGAAACTATAGATGCTATGTTCTATGATGTAGTACATAGAATATTTGAAGAGAGGAGTAGGTAATGGGATTTAAAAAAGATTATCCCTTAGAAGTATCTTTTACTATTCGCTACAAAGTAAAAGTAGCAGGTAATAGTAGAGATATATTCTCTGACGCTGAGTATTTAGCAAAGAGAATGTTGTTAGATGAATATGGATTAGATTATGACAAACATAAACTAGACATTCATGTTATGGTTGAAGATGATTTAGATGAGGTAAGCAATGATATCTGATGTTGAAATCAGAGGTCGCAAAGAAAAAAAAGAAAGTACCTTATTAGGATACAATCTTAGTAAGGCTCAAATGAGTAAACAAGAAAGAGAAAGAAAAAGAGAACGTATTAGAGTTAATTATATTTTAACTAATACGTATTATAGTAACACTAAGGAAACTAAATAATGAAAAGTAATAAATTTGATTTACCCTTTGGGTATGATATTATGAATAATAATGAACCTAACAAGGTAGTGAAGAACAAGAAGATGACCTTGACGGAAGCTACGGAATACATGATAAAAATGTTCGAAAGGAAACAGAAGAAGATATGGGAATAGATATGGAAGTATATATATCCTCGGGGGTGGTAACCCCTTCTATCATGCATTTTAAAATCTGTAAAGCGAAATCGTAAAAAATTTATGGATGTAGAATGGATTATATTTATATCTATAATAATAACTTATTGGATATTAAAACCATAAAGATAACACGTGTTATCTATAGAAAGGAACGATATGTTAATGTCAAAACTAACTGTGCCTGAAGCTATTAAAGAAATGGTAGGTACACAGAATACTTTCTCTGTAGGTTTCTACAAGAAAGACGGAACATTTAGAACTGGTGTATTCAGACTAGGTGTAAAGAAAAATCAAAAGGGCGGTAGACAATATACCAACCCTAATAATTTTTTAGTTGCTTATGATATGCAGAAGAAAGGTTATAGAAATATTAATTACAATACGATTAAATATATCAAAGCTAAGGGTATGATTTATCATATTGAAGTAGAGAACACAGATGACTACAGATTAATGTTTGTAGGTACTGTTGATATAAAAGGAACAAACTAATGCCTATGTATGAAATTGTTGTTGAGGTAACTAAAACAAAAAAGTATTACATAAAAGCAAAAGATGTAGAAGAGGCACAAGATAATTATTTATTGGATGGTCATTCTAGTCCTTTGTATGAAAAAGGTATAGACAGAACAATAGTTGATGTTAGTGAAGTACTACAAAAGAATGGAGAGTCATTTGATTAAACGTATTCATGTTAACCAACATAACATTCGACACAATGCCAAACATCCTGATGACATCAAAGATGTTATTACAGTTAAAACATACAAGCATAATTACTATGGCTCTGATGTTGTTTGTAATGGTGCTACAAGAATTGTCTATAGTCCTGACAAGCCTTTATCCTGTGGTGCTAAAGTTTGGATAGAAGCATTAGGTGATGTTACTGTTATAGGAAAAGATAATCAGCCTGTTACGATTTGACTTAACAGGGGATTAGTTTATTATTATAAGTGACTCCGAAATCCTTTCGGGAGTTGTTTGTTAATTAAGCCGACAGGGGTGTTAGTCTATATCTGACACCCCTTTTTACTTAACACGTGTTAAGAAGGTTTAGAGAAACATTTGATGACGATTGAATGTTTCTTTTAACCGATTACACTAAGCTTGATGAGTTTTGAATTAGCTACCAAAATGATAGGTAAGTCTATGGTCACTGTCGGTACTCGTGCGTAAGCCATTTCGTATTCTTGGGTTCGTAGCCGAGTATAAACTCAAACGCAACGCAAAGTACCTTGGGGTAGATTGTACAGTCTGCCCCACGTAAATTAGTTTAGTGGCAGGTCTGCTGAAAAATTATATGCAGAAACCAAGATATAGCCAAAAGGACGCAAAGCCTCAGGAACCTGACTTGGACACTAAACTACTAGTTAGTAACACGTGTTACCAATCACACATAAAGGAGTAATCATGAATAGTACTGAAGCATATCTAGAAAAATTTAATTCTAGATTATGGTCATTGTTAAGATACCATCAAGGGGAGTATCGAACAGACTTTGAATTTCCATTAATAAAAAAACATATAGATAAAGATTTAAAGCACTTGCATTATCAGAAAAAAAAGTTATAAAGAAAGAGTATATTCACTCATATACTTTCTTTCTTTGTGGCTGAGAGGGGTGGTCAGAAATGACTGCCCCTTTTTTTGGCTCTGAAGAAATGAGAAAATAACTTAACACGTGTTAAGTAGAAAGGTAAAAATGTACATCACAAAGAAACATCAATTAGAATATATCAAACAGTTAGAGATACCTTCTAACACCCGAGTTAGAATGGATTGTCCTTTTTGTCTTAACAAAAATACATTCTATATAAACACAGAAGACTTTAAAATTAATTGGGGATGCTATCATGCATCTTGTAAGATTGGTGGTACTACTGAACGAGCATTATCTCCTGATGATGTTACCAAGTTCTTGGAACTATCGTCATCAAAAGGCTCGGCTGAACCGAAAGTAAAAGCTTGGACAATCCCAAAACATTTTACTAACATACAATCTAGTGAAAAATGTTTGTCTTATGTTAAGAAAAATAATTGTTACCCGGCATACCTTGAAGGGATAGCATCAATATACTTTGACCCCCGTAAAGATAGAGCAGTCTTTGTAGTTAAAGATGAGGGTGATGTAGTTTCTGCAGTAGGTAGAAGTCTTAATCCCCTTAACATGCCTAAGTGGTTCAACTACAATAAAAACATTATTCCTTTTACTTGTGGTAAAAGCGACACTGCAGTTATTGTAGAAGACTGTGCTTCTGCTTGTGCTATTAGTTCTATCTACACAGGAGTTGCCTTATTAGGAACAACTATGAAAGAAGAGTATGCAATTTACTTATCTAAAAACTTTAAGAAAGTAATTATAGCTTTAGATAGAGACGCAACGCAGAAGGCATTTGATTTATCAAAAGGCTTGAGGTATCTTATTGATACTGAAGTAAAAGTCTTAGAAGAAGACTTAAAATATTTAGACCCCACAAGGATAAAGGAGTTATTTAATGTCACTTGAGAATAGAATAATAAAGTTCTGTCTAAACCGTGACTTTTTTGAAGAGAATAGAAAAAGGATTAGTAAGAACAATTTTACTAATGGTTTAGCAGAGGTATACACTGTTATAGGAGATACCTATAAAAAACATAATAATATACAAAAGCTTTCTGTTGAAGAAGTTAAAGATGCATATTTTAATATTTACAAACCTGCATCCACTACTGCTCATCGACAGAAAATGGAAGCCATACTAGACAACATAGGTAATGATAACACAGAATATAATGCTGATATTGTTTCTGATACGTTAAAGAATTTACGTATGCTAGAACATGCTAAACAAGTTATAGAAGAAGCTAATGGTGTTTGGAATGGTAAAAGTAAATCATTATCTACTGTTAAAAAATTAGTGGAAGAATTTGATGAAGACGTAATAGAATCTGAAGATGGGCTAACTCCTGTTACTAAAGATATTGGTGAGATGTTAGATGCAGTATCAGTTACATCTAAATGGAAGTTTAATATAAAAACATTAGGTGATAGAATTGATGGCGTAGGTGAAGGTAATCTTATGGTTATATTCGCTAGACCTGAAACAGGTAAGACTGCATTTTGGGTTAGTCTAGTAGCCGGGTACGAAGGCTTTGCTCATCAAGGTGCTAAGGTTCATTGTTTTATTAATGAAGAACCCGCAGTTAGAACACAGATGAGAATGGTATCTGCATGGACTGATATGCATAAGCTTGATATACAAGACAGTATGAAAGAAGCAAAAGAAGAGTGGGCTAAGATTAGTGACAACATAGTTTGCCATGATTCTGTAGATTGGTCACTAGAATCTTTAGATAAGTATTGTGAAGATAATAAACCTGATATTGTTATTGTTGACCAACTAGATAAAATAAATGTAGAAGGAACTTTCTCTAGAGGTGATGAAAGATTACGAGCAATCTACTTAGGTGCAAGAGAAATAGCTAAGAGAAGAAATATAGCTTTGATTGGTGTCTCTCAGGCAAATGCAGAAGCTGAAGGCTCAGCAGTTTTGTCTTTTGATATGATGGAGAATAGTAGAACAGGAAAGGCAGCCGAAGCTGATTTAATTATTGGTATTGGTAAAGCCCAACAAGATGGTGATACACCTAACTTTTTGCGAAACTTAAATGTTATAAAGAATAAAATAAATGGATGGCATGGTATAGTTAATAGTATACTAGTGCCTGAGAAATCGAGGTATATAGAATGACAAAGATAACAGTATTTGATGTGGAAACAACAGAAGAAGGTTATAAAGGAAGCCCTACTCCTTACTATCCTGATAATAAATTAATAAGTTTAGGTATAGACAATGAGTATTTATTTTTTTGGCATCCTGACTTGCCTGATATTGATTTAAAAAAGAATAAAAAGATTGTCCAAGATATACTGAATAAAACAGATATTCTTGTAGGTCATAATATAAAATTTGATTTGTCATGGATATATTCTTGTGGATTTAAATATACTGGTATTATTTATGACACTATGATAGCTGAATATGTTTTACATCGAGGTGTTAAAACTAGAATATCTTTAGCAGAATGTTGTGTAAGAAGAGGATTAATACATAAAGCTACTTCAATTATTGATACATATAGAAGTCAGGGAATGACTTTTAAAGATATTATTCCTAAAGATATTGAGTTCTATGGTAGAAGAGATGTGGAGTGTACCCGACAGCTTTTTGATGCTCAGGTATCAGATTTAAATAAGAAACATAATTCTTCTTTATTAACTACAGTTAAAATGATGAACAAATTTACAAAAGTATTAACCAATATGGAGATGAATGGTATTTATATTGATAAGAGTACTTTATCTGAAGTTAGAGATGAATTTGAAAAAGAGCATAAAAGATTACGAGTAAAGATAGATGATACTATTTGGGATATGATGGGAGATACCCACATAGAACCTAGTAGTGGTGAACAACTTTCTTGGCTAGTATATGGATTAAAAGTTACTAATAAAAAGAAATGGGCTGAGGTTTTTAACATTGGTGTTAATAAACAAACTAATAAACCTAAGAGAAGACCTAGAATGTCCATAGCAGACTTTAATAAGTATGTTAAAATGTATACTAAGCCTGTTCATAAAACTCGTTCAGAAAGATGTTCTAGTTGTTATGGCAATGGTAAAGTTCAGAAAATGAAAGTTGATGGTAATCCCTATAAGAATTTAAGTAAGTGTGAGACTTGTGATGGTCAGGGTTTAATATATCATCAGTTAAAAGAATTAGCAGGATTTAAAGTTAACCTTAAAACTATTGTAGAAAACTTTTCTAGAGATTCTAAAGACACTGCTAGTAAGTTAGTAGGACTAGCTTGTAATACAGGATTTAAAACAGATAAAATAACTTTAATGACTATTTCTAAGTATAGTAAAAATGGAGTAATTGATTTTGTAGATTCTATTACAAAGTATAGTGCTATAGAAACTTACTTATCTACTTTTGTTGAAGGTATACAAAACTTTGTAGGTTGGAACTCTATATTACATCCTAGCTTTATGCAGACTGCTACTTCAACAGGAAGATTGTCTAGTAGAAATCCTAATTTCCAAAACCAACCACGTGCTAAAACTTTCCCTATTAGGAAAGTAATGAAATCACGATTTAAGAATGGTAAGATTATGGAGGTAGACTTTGCACAGTTAGAATTTAGAACTGCAGTCTTTCTTGCTCAGGATAAACAAGGTATGGAAGATATAAAAAATGGAGTTGATGTTCATCAATTCACTGCTGATATCATAGGAGTATCTAGACAAGATGCTAAGGCTCATACTTTCAAACCTTTGTATGGAGGTTTTAGTGGTACAGATGATGAAAAGAAATATTACGCTGAATTTTTAACTAAATATAAACAGATTAAAGAGTGGCACGATAAGTTAGAGTATAGTGCGATTGCCACCAAACTAGTTACCTTACCAACAGGTAGGCAATATTCTTTTCCCGATGCGAAAAGGATGCCTTGGGGTAGTTCCAATTATTCCACCCAAATTAAAAACTATCCTGTCCAAGGTTTTGCTACTGCCGACATTGTTCCTCTAGCTTGTATTAATGCTTACGAGTTAATGAAACAAAAGAAGGTAAAAAGTCTACTAATTAATACTGTACATGACAGTATTGTTGTAGATGTCTATCCGGGTGAAGAAGATGTTATGTCAGATATCTTAGAAAAATCTACTACAGGGGTAAAAAACACAATGAAATCAATGTATAATATTGATTTTAATGTACCTCTAGATATAGAAATAAAAGTAGGCTCTGATTGGCTTGACATGACAGAAATAAAACTGTAACTTATCCACAACTATAAATAATAAGGAGTTATTATTAATGATGACTAATGAAATATCAGTAAAAGGAATGTCCGATGCTCAGATTATGGCAGCGATTGGACAGACTGTTGATACAAACAGACCCATGCTATCTCGATTACAAATTAACAGAGATGCAGAGGATGATGAAGGTAATAGATTACCAACAGGTCACTATCAAATCTATCATCCAGAACTAGAACAAAACATATATGGTGAGTCGGTAGAATTTAGACCTTTCTACACTGCTTATCAATATATGGCTTACAATCCTACTGAGAAAAAATATACTTCTCGTTCTGTTATCTTTAGGAATTGGAAAGAGGATATTATTGACACTTCAGGTGGCACACGATGTGGCAAACTTCCTGAAGCACAAAAAGCTAATCTTACCTCTGCTGAACTAGAACTTCAGAAGCAGATAAAATGCTATAAGATGACTTATGGTACAGTATCTTTTAAAGGTAAAAATGCTAAAGGCGAAGATGTAGATATCGAAAACTTCCCTGTCCTTTGGAGAAACACAGGAACTAATTATAATATTGTTAATGAAGCATTTACAGGCTTAACTAATCTAGGTAAACCAATGTTTAAATATACTTTGACATTAGGCACAGAGAGAAGAAAAGCAGGTGCAATACGTTTCTTTGTTACTACTTATAAAATTAATAAAGATAAGGAATTAAGTTTTTCTACAGATGATGAAAAAACTTTAGAAAGTTTCTTAACTATAATTAATTCTGAGAATAAAAGTGTCAGTACTCAGCATAGTAGGTCTACTACTCAAGCAGAATCAGATGGTGATGATGCAAAAGTAATTGACCAATTAACTAAGTAAGTGCATTTACTTTTAGTAAAAATACAAGAACTATTATCCCGCTCCACTACGGAGCGGGTTGAAATATCAGAAGATATCATTGAGCAGTTTGGAGAGGATTGTAAAACTGCATTTAGAAAACAATTCACAGAAGAAAGAAATAAAGAATTTTCTATACGAATGTCTAGTATTGGTAAACCTTTATGCCAGTTACAAATGGAGAAAAGTAAGTCTTCATCAGAGTCACCCCCTTATAATTTTAAAATGAGAGTTTTGTTTGGAGACTTAATTGAAGCGGCAGCAATAGGTATTATGAAAGCTGCAGGAATTAAAATTCAATCAGAACAGAAAGAAGTTCATAATGAATTATCAGGTGTTAAGATTAAAGGTACTTATGATGTTGAGATAGATAATAAAATCTATGATATTAAAAGTGCATCTCCTTGGGCGTATGATAATAAATTTGCAAAAGGATTTAATAATGTCAGAGAAGATGATAACTTTGGATATGTAGTTCAAGGTTCTCTATATTCTGATTCTTCGGGTAAACCTTTTGGTGGATGGATTGTAATAAATAAATCTACTGGTGAATGGCAAATAGTAGAAACACCTACTTATAATGAAGATTATAAAGTTAAAGCAATAAAAATTGCTGAAGAGAATATAGATGCTTTAGTAAATGATAAAGAGTTTGAAAGATGTTTTGAGGATACTCCTGAAACATTTAATAAAGTAACAACAGGCAACAGAGTGTTAAGCACAGTCTGTTCTTTTTGTTCTTATAAAAAAACTTGTTGGGGAGAAGAATTACAATATCTTCCACAACAACAATCAAAAGCAAAATCACCTAGATGGTTTTGGTATACAAAATTAGTTAATCCAAAGGAGGATAAAAACGATGTCAAAAAGTAAAGATTTGGAAAAAAATGGTCCTGTTATTTATGTGACCCCTGTACCTGATAGGCAGGGTTCATTTATGTGCAGTATTAAAAAGAATAAAAATCCCTCTGAAGATGAGCAAACTTGTGAGATTATGGCAATGGGAATGATGAGAATGTGTTTAACAGACCCTGCATATGTTTATGATTTAGGTATAGAAGCTTTAGAAGAAGAGGAATCTGAGGTTACTTATAAAGAACCTGTATTAAAAGGTAATGGTAAACACAGTGATACCAACATTGTTGATATACTAGACTATATTAAATTTAAAAATGATAATGGGAAATTAAATTAATGAGTAAAGATAATTTTAATAACTCTAGTGATATTAAAACACTAAAGAAATTTGATTTAGATTTACAGTTTGGTCAAATGCGTGAAAAGAAACTTCACGATATGTTTTTTAAGAAAAAATTTGAGATAAAGTCTGAGAGAGATTGGTGGCAAAAGACAGGTAACATTGCAATTGAAATACAATGTTATGATAAGCCAAGTGGGATATCAGTTACCAAAGCTGACTATTGGATGCATATCTTAACTGATGGTGATGATGAATACTGTACTTTAGTATTTAAAGTAAGTACCGTTAAGAAACTTGTAAAAAAATATAAGAATAAAAATGTTTTTGGAGGAGACCATAGAAAATCTAAATTTGTTTTAGTACCATTAAAAGAATTATTTGTGTTGGAGAACATAAAGAATGGATAAAATAAATCCAAATTATTATAAGGCTAAGACCATAGAAACTATTGAAGCTATTAAATCACAGCTTACATCAGATGAGTTTCGAGGTTATTTAAAAGGTCAGATTTGGAAATATTTATCTCGTCACAGAGAAAAGAATGGTTTTGAAGATTTAAGAAAAGCAAAGTGGTATATGGATTACCTAATACAATTTGAGAAAGAAATGGGTGAAGGCAATTTAATTACTAATTAGGAGGCAGTATGAAAACATACATAATTAATAACGAAGAAATACAAACATTACTAAGATACTTATTTACTAGACCTTATGGGGAAGTAATAAGATTAATAGAGATACTTGGTAAACTGAGAGAGTTAGATGAAAAAGTCAATGCGGACTTTATCTCAAAAAAACAAGGTAAGTAGTAACCTTGCTACTATTGTAGTTAAATTAGATAAAAGTGGAGAAATAAAATTAAATTTAGATTATATTAAACCTTCTGATTTAATTAATGTGTTCAAAGAAAAATTTCCTGATTATGAAAACTCAGTATTATTATCTTCTATTATTTACGATACTATTTATATTTATGAGAATTTATATGACAGAATTAAAAACACTATAAATATGAATTAAACGTTTCTCATTTCCATACTTAATGCTCTTGACCTATTAGGGGTTTGCTTATACCATCTCGACCGCATCATTTCATTTGCTGCATCAGGGAAGTTACCATCTTTTAAATATCTAATCATATTTTTAAATTTAGAAACTCCTGCAAATCCCATTTGGAAAATCATTTCACATATAATACCTTTAGCTTTAGCAGGTAAATCAAGATTATTTTCAGCACAAAATTTCTCCATTAAGTTCCATGCTTTGTCAAAATCTTCATCAAATATTTTATCCCATCCTTCTTTATCTTTAGGAGGCTCTTCTCCGGGTAGCATTTTATGACCATAGCCCCCTGTTTTGAATCCAAGGGTATCTATATAAGTATCTAGTCTATATCCTTCATGTTGTTTAATTCTTTCTTTTAATGCATCTTTAATTATATCTGACATTATTTCTCCTATAACTTTAGTTAAACTATTTCTTTTTTGTAATAAGCCCCATAGCACCTTTAGCACCTTTAATACCAAAACTTGCTGAACAAGCTATGTATAAAAGATGTTTATAGTAATCAGGCAATGAGTGTAGGGCTTCAAACCCTGCTTTAATATGAGGTGTCCATCCGGGTATGAATACTAGTACCGCAGGAATTAATAGGGCTAGTAAAATTACCTCATCTTTCCACGACCCTTTCATTTGGTCAACAGCCGAAGCCTCCCAACCAATTTTCCCTGCTATTTGCTGTTCTTTAAGTGATTTCTGTGCTTTAATTTCCGTTAGTGCTAGGTCTGCTTTAGCTTTCTTAGTCGCTACAAACCCTTTAATTGTATCTCCCATTATAGTAGTAATAGGACCTAATAACATATTTAACATTATGCTTCTACTCCTCTTTTTTTTCTTTTATCTTCTTTTATCCACTGTTCTAGTGTCCAACATTGAATTTCTTGATAGTCAATGTCTTTATGTTTGAATTGATTACTAATACTTTCTTGTAATAGTTTTCCTTGTTGTTCTTTAAATAATAAACAAGTATTTTCATCTATAAAATCTACATAGATATATCTGTACATATTAGGATTATTTTCTCCTACAAAGAATACAATAAGAACTAAAACAAATTTCATTCGTTTACTTGATTTAAAAACATATAATAGTTCATATTTCTAGGTGTTAACTCACCTTTTCTCATTCTATCTAACATAGAAGTATTCATCAATTTTATTCTGTTTTTTACTCTTTCTATTATTTGTCTTTCAGTAAGTCCTTTAGATAACATATAATCTCTATAAACATGAGGTATAAACCCTCGTGACATATAAGTATGTGCTGCAAAAGTAACAAAGTTATCTATGGTAGCATTAGAATTACTTTTCATTTTTGTTAGTACATAGATATTTTTGAGATATCTAGCTTCTTGCACAGTCGTTGTAGTTATAAGTAATCTTTTTAGCCAATCATCTAAATCTCTTTCATATTTACCTCTATCTTTATTATTCATATCAACAACCAAAGTTGTTTCTTTACCTTCTTCAAACATATCTTTAAAAGTAAATATATTTCTATTGTTTGCTAAATTATTATAAAATAATTCTAATACACCATGTAAGGAACTTGGTGCTATTGCTTTTAAAACTTTAAGACTATCTTTAGGTGAACCTATACCTAAATGTATTTTACCTTCTCTCATAGTTAATTCTGTAACTATTTTTGAGGCATATTCTAAAGAAGGAAAACTAAATAGTTGGTCTGCAGATAAGTCTGGTGCTGCAACAGTAGATGTAATATTAGTATCTGTAGCTACAGAAGGTACACCAAATAATACCCAATCAGATAATCCTGCTTCCATTAAAACCATAGTAGGTGTTCTTAAATCCATACCTGTATATTCATTTATTTTAGTTATTAAGTAATCCGCAGCACCTATACCTACTACTCCTAAAGTACCTGCATAAAAAATCATACTAGCTGTAAAAGCAGATAATCCTCTTACATCTCCTGTTTTTTTAGCTGTTTGAATATGCTCTACCATTTGAGCCAAGAAATTATGTTGGAATGTTTTGAATAGCCCTGCTGATTTTCCTATGTAACCTAAAGCACCACTTTCTCCATAAATCTTAGGTCTTTCAAATCTATTGTATTCGACCATATATTTATTAGCCATATATGAAGCATTTCTATTAGCATCTTTTACAGATAGACCAGAATCAATAAAATATTTTCTAAACATTAAAGCAGACATTGCTCTTGAGAACATTTCTACTTTAGCGGATAAAGTTTTACCTGTTGCTATCTCCCAAAGTTTTGAACGACTTAATAATTTCAAATCGCCTTTTTTATTTACTTCAGTTTTAGTAGGTATTCTAGCTTGAACTACCATATCTTCATTTCTAAATTCATCTAAAAATTTAGCTTCTACTGTTCTCTGTTCTGCTAAATATTTAAAAAATTCTTTACCTTCTTTGCTAGGATTAAACATTTCTTTAAATCCATAAAACACTGCACCCATAGGGTCACCTTTACCTCCTAAGGAATTTAGTCGATGTAACTGAGGAACAATCATCTGATAAGGCTGAATTAATTGTGCTGCTATAAATCTTACGTTATATGCTAGTAATTTTGTTGTTAAAGTTACTCTATTTAATCCTCCTATAAAAGCATCACCTCCAGATGTTTTTAAATATCTTTCTGATAAATTATCTATTGTTTTAGAGACTGCACTTTTTTCTCTAGAAAAAGAATTATCTAAATAACCTTTAGCTATTTTATAGGCGTTAGGATATAAGTTTCTAGCCACACCATCTAATTCTAAAAATGAGGTAACATCTCTATTTAATTTCATTTTTTCGGAAGCGTAAATACCTCCCTCGACAAATTGTAAAATAGCTTTTTCAAAGTTATCTAAATTTTTTTCTTTACTATATAAAGGCTCTGTACCTGCAAAACCTTTTATATATTTATCCTTTCTTCTTTTCATTACATATTTAGGAGCATTTTTTCTTATCCAATTTAAGTATGCAGAGTTAATAGCTTTAGTTGCTTCTCCATCGTTTTTTAAATACATCATTGCCTCAGAAAAAACAGAAGAAGGGTCTTGAGCGTATTCCTTTTTAGAAGATATATTATATTCAATATCTTTATCTGCTTTTTTTAATTCTTTTACTAGACTCTCTGCTTTACCTAGACTTTCTGCACCATACACATTCATCAACTGTTTCTTTCCATCTACAGTCTTATTAGCAAATATTCTGTAATCTCCAAACCAGACGTGAGGAATATAATTAGGTATTCTTCCTATTAAAGAACTATTTAATCCTGTTGCTTTAATCTGACCATTGATGTCTTTTCTAACTCTTTCTACCATGTTTCGTATAGCTGTATAATAGAGTTGTTGTTTAGAATTCATTCCAAAAGTATTATTTAATTCTTCTATTTTTATATTACCTGTATCTTTATCAAAAATTTTATCTTTAGGTTTTTCTAAGTATCTTTGTTCTATTTCTATAGCTTTTTCCATAGCCCCGATTCTTTCTTCTTTTGTTAGAGTCTTAGCTACTTCTATAAAAGAATCTTTAGAATTTACTTTTTGAGAAAGTTTTACCCCCGGAGCAAAACTAAAATCTTTATTAATGGGTAATATGCTATAATCTTTCTCTCTAAAACCAGACCCTTTAATTATAGTATCAAATTTATTTTCTACTCTAATTCTAAAAGTATCTGTTCTATCTACTATCCATTTGGTAACAGGATGTTTATTTAAAAATTTACCCGGTAAAGCAAATCTACCTATATGATAACTTACACTTTTACCATCTAAATCTTTATACTTAGCTTTCTTTTTATTAGCTTCATTTAAAATATATAAATCAGACCTAGCTTCCGTAGAATTTCTGATATCTTTCTTTTCTTTAGTGACTATATTTAGGTATTGCTGAGTTTTAAAAAAGTCTTTATTAGCTAATATAACTACACCTAAATCTTCTGATTGTTTTTTTAAAGTTTCTATAGCTTTATTATCAATTGATTTTTCACCTTTATTTCTAGCTTCTAAGGCATTGTTTATTTCTACATCAATAAATTCTTTTTTCTTCAACAAATCTACAAGAAATCTTTCTTGATTTTTTATTTCAGTATCAAATCCTTTTGCAAATTCATTATATTCTTTTAATGATTGACCTTCTAACACTCCCTTTCTGAATTTTAAAGAATCTCTAAAATCAGTAACTACATCTCTACCTCCTTTACCTCCTATGTTTCCCATTGCACCTAGAAATGCAAAAGTTACACCACCTGAAATTCTATCTTCAAAATTACCTTCTGTAGAACCAAATCCTAAAACACCTAAAGTAGTTGCTCTAGTCTTCATATTTAATGCTTCTGTTCCACGTAAGGCATTACCTAAAATAAATCCTTTAGCACCTGCTGTTGCAGCAGTAGCTAATCCTTTATCTGATTGCATTACAAAATCAGTCGCAGCCATACCTACAGATGCAGGATTTATAAGACCTAAATATTTTTCATTTACTTTATTTAAAGCTTTACCTACTGGAGTTTTTGTAATTACTTTACTTATACTTCCTACACCTTTAATAGCAGGAATATATTCTCCAACAGTTATAGGTGCAGCACCGATACCTTGATATATTTTAGCCAATACCCCATCATCTGCTTCCCCTTTAGGAGCAACTTTTAAACCTATTGTTTTTAAATATTTTTCTGTTTGTTCTAGGAGATTTAATTCATCCGATTCATTATCTGACAATAATAGTTCTTCAGGAGTTTTAGAAGTTTCTCCTTGTATAAAATTACTAAATCTATTAATGCCTCCGGGGATGTTTGATAAGAGATTATAAAATCCAGCAGAACTTTCTAAGTATGCATACTTTATATTTCTACTAGGTTTTAAAATTGCATTTTCGGTAAATGCATTGGATGACAGAACGTCATCAATTTCTGATGTAAATGTTTTTAGTTTTCCTTTAGGAGTATTAACTGTACCTAAAGAAGTATCAGTAAAATTACTGATAGAATTTTTATTATTTAAAATAGAACTAAAAGATACATTAGTATCTGGTTTAAATAATTGATTAAATATTCCCGATGATTCAGTAGTTTCTTGTGTAGGTTCTACACTTTCTTCTACATCAGGTTTAAATAACTGATTGAATAATTTATTTTCAGCCATATTACCCTACAATTTCAATGCTTGAGTCGTTTGGTTCTATTCCTACTTTTCTGTATGTTGTATTTCCTTCTGTAAATTCAGAATTTAAGGGAATATCTTCCCATGATACTCCTTCAGAAGTTCTAAAGGTAGTACCTCCTCCTCCTTTAGTATTTACTTCCTTAGTATCTATATAATCATAAATACTATTTACTGTATTAAATATTCTATCCAATGATTCAGCCTGTTTTTCACCTTCCATTTGATATTGAGGTAAAGTATTAGCTATGAACTGTGCCACACCGTCATTTATAGCTTCTTTGAAATAGTCTTTTTCACCTATAGCATCTCTCAGTAAAGGTATATCTCTCTGTGTTAATGTAGTAGCACCTGAAGCTTCCGCTATATCAGGATTTGTATAGTCTTCCATGGTAGGTTGTCTTTGAAGAACAGTACTAACATAAGCATTTATCTTAGAAGTATTCATGATTAAATCATTTTTTTTATCCGCCACAGTACCAGAAATAACGCCCGAACCATAAGGAACTATTTTTGTAGGAACTTTTAATTGTTGCTCTAAAACATCAGCAGGACTAGCACCTGCTAATGCAGGATTACCTTCTTTTAAAAGTAAATCAGATGTTCTAGTACCTAACTTATGCTTAGTTCCTACATCTGTAATATAATTATTAATACTATCTACACCACCTTCATACATTTTAGATATTCTTTCTTGACCTGAGATGGTATCACCTGCAATATAATCTTTGGGTATCATATTAGCATTATCCATAATAGCTTTTGTAGCTTCCTCTGTAGACAAAGAAGTATCTATATCTCCCCTATCAAAGAAATAATTAAACGCTGTTTGACCACCATCAAATTTAGAAACTTTCTTATAGATATCAGAATATTTTTTAGTATTATCATTTAGTAAACTAAATTTTTCTTGCACGATAGGTCTTAAATTATCAAGAATTTCTCCTCTTTCTTCTACTACTCTACTCATTTGATTTATTCCTGCTTTCAATCCACCTGTTGCAAAACTAGTTAAAAAATTAGCCATTATTCTATCTCCTCTTCTTTAGACATTAGACCTATAGGCATAGGTTCTTTTTCTTCTGTATCTTCTTTCTCTGATAACTCTTCTTCTATATCTTCCATAGATTTACTAACTTCATTTCTGACTATCATTTCATCACCTACGTTAGTTTTCTTTTTACGTTTCATAGATATATACATTTCTTTTAATCCTAGTCTTGAACCAATAGCTGCAATTAATTTCATTAAGGGTTCTCCAATAAGTATTGCCAAATCAACTGACCACTTACCTTCTGTAAATCCTGCAAACAATACAACCCTAGCTATAGCTTCTACAGGTACACCTGCTTTTAACATGCTTACTAAATTTTGTGCATTTTCTTCTTCTGTAAATCTTTCTGTTAAGTACATCATAGCGTCTTCTACTCTAGTAACATTAGGAGAATGTTCCCAAGGATAGTTACCGGGAGTGTCAGTTAAAGATTGCCCCGGAATAGGTGCATCAAAATTATTATACTTAGACATTATTGATACCTCGCAAATCTTCTCATAATCTCAGTCCACTCTGCTAAAAAGTTTTCGTAGTCGGCTACTTCAGGGGTTTTAGTTTCCTTTGGGGCATCTAATGCATAAGTAGGCATTTCATCCGTTCCTAAAGATTGAGGTTTAGTTAGAAGACTAGGTTGGTCTGACCCTCCACCTGCCATTCTGTTTTTGAGCATTGTGGTTGCTCCTGTTTTTACCATACTTCCTATATCTCCACCAAATATGGTGGCTACACTTGAGCCTATACTACCTAAAAAATCTAACATTAATTCCTCCTACATTTTTCCTGCAATAACAGAAACAGCAAACTCACCCATCAATTCATATAATCTTGATTTTTGAGAATCATCATTTAAATCAAATGCGGCTTGTCTTTCTAGAGCAGCAACTGCTAAGTTATGCTGTCTATTTAAAGCATTTTCAGAAGAAGTATTAGCCCAAGAAGCTTCATCTCTCCATTGTTGCCATAAAGCTGACATAGCATAATTAGATATACCTAATAAGTTTGCTGCGTTAGCTTGATTTGATGCGTTAATTGCTGCTGTATTTGCAGTGTTTATTTGTCTTCTCCATGTCACATTTGATTGGTCAATGACACGTTGATTTTCTACATTAAATTTATCTCTTGCATCTTGTAATGTAGAGTTAAATTGATTTATTTGTGTTTCTCTTTCTGCGTTGGCTTTATCTACTTCAGCTTTATTTTGTGCATTTAAAGCAGAAATTCTGTTTTGTTCTGATGTATTAAACTGTGCCATACTATTATAAGCATTAGAATTATATTGTTTAATTTGAGACTGTAAGTTATCAAAGAATTGGTCAGTTTGTTGTTGGCTTTCAGCATTAAATTGAGATGCAGCATTTTGAGCAGCTTGGTCAGATAATAAACTTTGTTGTCTGTACTGAGAATTTTGTAAATTAGCCTGTTGATTATTAGACAAGTTTGCCATATCCATTTGAAAATACTGTTGAGCATTTAAAACAGCCGCTTGTTGTCTATTATTCAAATTTTGAAATACTACTTGGGAATACGTTTGAGCATCTTGTTGAGCAATAGGAATAGATGCATCGAGAACGCCTCTTGCAATAGCTTCAGCAGCAATACTAGAAGAACTTAAACCTCTCTTTGCCATAGCAGCATCAGCTACTCTTTGAGCAGCACTAGCAAATACAGGTAAAGGTTGTCCTGCTTGTTGTGCTTGAACAACATCATTTGATATATTTTCTAACTGCCCTAGAACAGTAGCCTCTTTAGGTATATCTGCAATATTCATTGTAGCTGCAATAGCAGGTTGTGTAACACTTCCTGTAGCGGCAGTCATTTGTTGTGCAGGTTGTCCTAAAGTTGCATTATAAGTTTGATAAGTTTTTGAAAAGTCTGTAGGGGCAACTTGAGCAGCAGTTGTAGGAGTAGCTGCAGTTACAGTGGGGGCTGTTGTAGTAGTAGCTTGTGCAATAGGTGCAGTTGTTGTTACTCCGGGAGTTGTCTGCATTTCTGCTGTCTGTGCTTGTTGTAGCTGAGGAGTAATAGAAGTACCACTAGGTAATGTAGGCTGAACCATTTGAGCAGCAGTCGTTGCTTGTGTTAAAGCAGACGTATCTGTTCTGGTTGTAGGTAAAGCTTGTTGTATAGCACTTACTTGCTGTTCTCGTGTAGTTCCTGTTGCTTTAGGTTCTGGTTGTGTAGTATCCATAAAAGATTTGTATGAACCTTCATCTGCAAATAATTGCTTTTGTTGTTCTGATAAATCTTCATAAGGTTTATATGCCATTAATTTTTACTCCCTTTAATCATATATGCTTCCATCCACATAATTTTTTCTTTTATTACTGCTATGTCTTGCTGTATTTGTGATACAGTATCTGCTTTACGTTCTACTGCGTCTAATCTTTCTGAAAACATACCCCATGTCATACCAATGGTTACCAATAGTACTAGATAGGGTAGTATTGTTTTCATATCTAATTTCATCCGTTTGATGCCTTCATTTGTGCTACACGCTCTTCCTGCTTTTCCCATGTCTTAGCAAGTTCTTTATCTTTAGCATAATCATGTTTATCTTTATTAAAGGCAACCACTTCATCAACAGTCATGTTCATACGTTTCTGTCTCTCTTGAAAGTTTCTTTCTGCCCACTGCTCTAATCTATCTAATAGAAATTTATTGTGTGTTACAATTTCTTTATATTCTTTCTTTAAGATTTTATTTTCTTTTCTAAGTTCTTCTACTCTATCTTCTAATTTTTTTAAAGACATATGTTCTCCTATTTACTTTTTGCTGACATTCCAGATAAAGGATTGTTCAAAGCTTTGTTTAATTCTAGACTAAGATTATCTTCAATAATTTTAATCTCATCAAATATCTCTCTTGTGTCGGCTTTCTGTCTATCTTCAACATCATTTACAATCTCAGTTATATGTCTGATATCTGAACTTTGCTGCCTTAAATCTGCCTTCATATCTGAACGCATATCACGGGCTACATCAGATATTATGGTTATTTCTTGAAGTATCATATCTACTTCTGATTTTAGTACTGCCATACCCTCATCATATTGTGATAAATCAGGAGCAGTGTATTCTAATATTTTACCTTTCATATCTTGATAATCTTTCCAAAATTCAAAAACTGCCCAAGCACCACTACCTAATGCACCTAATAGAGTAAGTATAGCGAAGGCTTTACCTCCACTTACCTTTAAACCTGAATACTCAATACTGGGCATTAATCATATCCTCCATGCTTACATCTTGTGCTAATTGAAATAAAAGTCCATATTGGTCTTCTATTGTTTTATTTAAATACTCATTAACATTAGTATCTACTATTGTTGATTGTGTATCAAAAAATGTTTTAGTGTTTCCTAAAATTTGCATTACAATTAAAGTTTTCATTTGTGCTGCATCATCATATCTTTCTTTATCATTAATTTTTTTAACTATCTTTGTTGCAGCTTTTTCTTTTGCAGAAGGTTCTTTTACTGATTTTTGTTCAGGTTCTTCTTGAGACTCTTTAACTTCTTTCTGCTCGGAACTATCGTTATCTTCCACAACAGGTTTTTCATCTGTTTCATTGTTAACTTCTGTTGTATCTTTTTCTGTAGGTTTCTCATTAACAGTTTCCTCTACATCATCAACTTCAATACTTTCTTCCATTTTCATTTCTAGTTCAATTTCAATTTCTGCTTGTATCTCAACTTCAACTATCTCTGGCTCAGGAATATCTATTTCAAAATCTTGCATTTCTAATTCGACTGTTTCATATGTAATTTCTTCTTGAGGTTGTTCAGTAGGAGAAAAATTCATATCCCCTGAATCTTCTACTGCTACATCATTAAATTCAAAAACTTCTGTAGCAAATTCTAATTCTGTTGAGTCAAATAAATTTAAATAAACTATTTCTTCTATAGAGGTAATTTGTTGTTCAATAATTGTATTAATAACATTATAAAATACATTGACGGTTACATCATCAAATAAAGGTCCAACAGCTAGATTGATATCCCTACCACCTATTTCTATTGTTAAACTTTTTAAAACGCCACTGAAATTGAAATCTCCATTATATGATTGATAGCCTGATGATACTCCAGATTCAGACAAGATATCAGTACCTGAAAAGACACTAACCCCTCCGTTAGTTCCTGTAATGTGCATGTAGATTCTATCTTGAGCATCTTGTTTGTCAACCTCTATTGTGTATTTTACTTTTCCACCGTTGTCTATTTGTAAATCAGATATGTCAATTGTATTGGTAAATGTTGTACCCATACCTGAAACACCCATAGTAGATGTTGAATTACCACTACCTGTAATCATGGCACATTTATCCGTGCCTAATTGACCACAACTATTACCATTAGGTATACTTGCAGGTCCTTGACCACCCCAATCGTAATCCATATCTCCTTCTTTAGTTGTAGTGACATAGTCATTATCACCATCAAGAATATTTCCAGAGTCTTCGTTTGTTACTGTTGTGGTTGTAGTCGTTACAGTAGTTGTGGTTGTTGTAACAATTTCTGTACCTTTATCTTCTTCTGTTTTCTCTATAGTAACTTCTTCTTCTATCGTGATACCGGGGGTGCATAACCCTTCAATATCAGGTAAACAGGTATCTGCTTTAGAGTATGAGAAGCATAGTAAGAGCCATAAGACCAAAATCTTTAAGACCATTGATATCTCCTTTTGGTTGTTCTTTTACTTTAGCTTTTACGTAGTCAATCTTGTATTTACTTCCATCAGGAATATCCGAAGGATTATTTTCCCATCCTTCTTGTGCCTCTACACCAATAGAACCTTTATAAGGACACGGTGTACCTGCATCTGTCATTGCATCATAGACACGATAATCTTGACAGAGTATAGAAACAGCCGCAACTTTCATACCATATTGATACATGGAGCGACTTAGCTTTAGCTTTTGACATAGTTGGTCGTCTATTAGAACGCCTGTAGCTACACCTAAAACATTATTCTGCACACTTCCGCCAACACCAACTTTGCATATGTCACTATTAGAATTGATTATAGAAGGTGCATTTGCAGTAGGTGGTGTTGAGTTTGTCACCACCGTACTAGATACAGTGTTAGTCTCTGCTTTTGAATCAGTAACTATTGCTACTGTTGTAAACAAGGCTAATATTATTAGCAATTGTTTCATTAGCAGTTACCTCCACATTCACCATTACAATATTCACACATGTTGTTGTCCTCCTATCTTGCCGTTACTGGCACTCCTTCACTACTTACAAAGGGATGTTCTGCAAATGCCATGTAAATATGTGTTTGTCCTGAAGTATTAAATACCTGTGCAGAACCATTTCTAACTTTAATACCATTTGATAAAAAATCAAAATCTCTATTAGAATCACCTGAATATTCTGTACCACCTGAATCTGCTGATAATCTAGCATTAACAACATTAAATGTATTTCTTGCAGTATCAAACATTCCCCATTCTCCACCATTTGAACTATTTCTTACCAATAAAAATGCAGGTCTAAATCCTGTATAAACAAATGGTCCATCTGCATTGCCATTACCTGTATAAGAACTAAATTTAGAATATCCTTGTATTTCTGCGAAACAGTAAGAAACATAATTTGCGGATTCATTTTCATAAGTTCCTAGAGTAAATACAGATGAAGTTGGTGATGTATTATTCCACCACCCTGAATCTGCTCCAGATTGAGCACCAGTACCATTTAGAT